GAAGGTGTCCTCGATGAGGCGGGCCGCCGGCGCGATCTCCTCGCGCGCGACGCGGGAGATTTCAGCGCCCGCGGCGCTGACCCCGGCGGAAAGATGGTTCTGGTCGTTCATGAGAGTTCATCCGGGTAAAGAGCAAGGAGCGCGTCGAGCCGCTCGCGCCCGAGCGCTTCGCCCGCGGGCGCCGCGGTCAGCCAGCGCCATTCGGAAAGCGTGAGCGCCCAGAAGGCGGCGGGCTCGAGCCCGAGCGCGCCGACCGCATAGGCGAGCCAATGGCGCCAGGGGATCATGGCCGGCCCTCCGCGTGCGGCGCGAGCGCCGCAAACGCCGTCGCAATCGCTTCTGCGGCCTCCGCGAGGTCGATCGCGGCGGTGTCGAGATCGCGCGGCGAGAGCCGCCGGCCGCCGCCGGCGGACAGCGCCTCGAGGAGGATGAGGAGCACGCCGGCGCCCGGCTGTTCGAGCCGGCGCGTCATCGCGGAAAGATCGCCGCCGCCGAGCCGGTCCTCAAGCTCGGCGAGCGCGCCGAGCGTCAGCCTCAGGCGCACCGGCTCGCCGTTGACGCGCAGCGTCGCGTCGCCGGGGCGATAATCGCTCATGGCGCCGCTCATGCCCCAGCCTCAAAGGAAAGCGCGCCGGCCGAGGCGAGCGCGAGCGCGACCGTCGCCTCGCCGTCATGGTCGCCCGCATAATCGAGATTGGCGATCATGAACGGGCCGGTCATGGTTCCAAGACCCGGCACAACGAGCTTGAAGGTTCGCACCGCGCCGGCGAAGAACGCCGCGCGCAAGGCCGCCGCCGCGGCGTCGTTGAGGAAGACGCCAGCGCCCGCGACCGAGGCTTGCTTGACGCCGGCGTCGGCGAGGAGCTCGCGCCAGCCGCCCGATTCCGAATGGGTCGCATCGACCTCGCGCGCATTGAGCGAGAACGTCCGTGTACGAAGGCCGGCGACGGTGGTGAAACTCTCCGGGCTGCCGCCGTCGCCGATCTTGACGAGCATGTCCCTGCCGCGCTGCGCGGTCATATGGCTCTCCTTGTGATGTTGGTTGGCGCCGCGCTCATGCCGGCGCCGTCACCGCGCGCAGGCGGATGACCCCTTCGTGGGCGTCGGCGTCGAGGCGGTAGAAGACGTCCGAATAGACGGCGCGCAGCGTGATGAGGCGGCGCGCGTCCAGGGCAAGCTCGGCGTCGTGGAGCGCCGAGACGATCGCGGTTGAAATCTCCTTCGCCTCGCGCCGGCCGTCATAACGCGAATGGACCGAGATCCTGATGTCATGCTCGACATGGCCGGGCGCAGGGCCGATCGGGCTCGCGCGTGCGGCGTCGAACGACACGAAGGGAAAGACCTTCTCCTTAGCCGGCCCGTCTTGCACGCGCGCCGGGTCGCCGATGAGCGCCTTGAGGCTCGCATCGGCCTTGAGCGCGGCGAGGATCGCCGCCTGCAGCGCAAGGCCCGCGCCGTCGTCGAAATCGCTCATCGCGCCTCCTCCGCGACAAGGACGACATAACGCTCGCCCGCCGCGTCGTTCTCGATCGAGACGATCTCATAGGTCTTGCCTCGCCAGCCGAAGCGCTGGCCGATGCCGACGCCGTGGCGCCGGCGGATGCGCGCCTCGACGCGCTCAAGGCGCGTGCGCCGTCCGCCCGCCTCCGCGACGATGGCGGGGAGCGGCGTCACCGCCGCGAAAACGCGCGCGACCGTCGTGTAGGCGACGGCGGCGCCGCCGACGGCGTCCGACGCGCGCGTCTCCTCAAGGAGGTCGATCTGGTGCTTCAGCCCGCCGATCACAGCCGCACCTTTCTGTAGGCGGACAAAAGCCGCATCGCGCCCTGGTGCGCCTCGCCCGCCTCGCCCTCGCGCCGCTCGTGGAAATGCGCCGCGAGCGTCTTGACCGCGAGCTTCAGCTCTTCGGGGAGCGCGGCGGCGTTCGCCCAGCCCGCCGTGAAGGCGATGACGAGGCCGGCGCCGGGATAAGACGCCCGCAGCCGCACGCGGCCGACGGCGCCTGTCTCTGCCTCGAAGGCGGAGAGCGGCAGCGCCTCGGCGACGCCGCCGCGCACGACGCCGACGCTGTCGATCGAAAGAACCGGCGACAGCGGCAGCAGCGTTTCGCGCGGGGCGCAATCAAGGGCGAGCCGCCAGCCCTGCGCGATCATCGCAAGGCCGTAGCGCGCCTCGATCGTGCGGCGCGCGGCGAGGAGAAAGCCGGAAAGGCTCGCATCCTCGTCCGCGCCGTCGATCTTCGCGTGCTCCTTGAAGGCGGCGAGCGGGATTGGTTCTTCTGCAGGCGGAGCGATAAGCGTCAGCGACATACGCAACAGGTCCTCGAGATTGGCGGGGGTTCGACGCCCCCTCTCCCTCTTGCGGGAGAGGGGGACTTTCTCTCGCGTCAGCTCGCCGCGAATTTCAGAAGCTTGATCGCGTCGAAATTCTGCACGCCGCCGCCGACGCGCTTCGTCGTGTAGAAGAGCACATAGGGCTTGGCGGAATAGGGATCGCGCAGGATCCTGACGCCCTGGCGATCGACGATGAGATAGCCGCGCGCGAAATCGCCGAAGGCGATCGCGTGGGCGTTCGCGCCGATGTCCGGCATGTCCTCGACCTCCGTCACCGGATAGCCGAACAGCGTCGAGGGCGCGCCGGCCGCGAGCGAAGGCTGCCATAGGTAATTGCCGTCGGCGTCCTTGAACTTCCGGACGACTGCGAGCGTCTTCCGGTTCATCGCAAAGCGCCCGTTAGCGCGGAACGCCTGCTTCGGCGCGTAGATGAGATCGAGGAGCGTGTCGGCCGGGTTCGTCGCGGCGAAGGCGCCGGCCGCCCCCGTCGCAAGATAGCCGATTTCGTCCGCGGCGCGCGTCGCTTCCGGCGCCTTGGCGTAGGACAGAAAGCCTTTCGGCTTGTTGATCCCGTCGCCATTGACGAAGGCGGCCGTTTCCTGGCTTGCGAATTCGCCCTGCACCTCGTCGGCGAGCCATTGCTCGATATCGACGACGGCGTCGTCGAGCAGCGTCTGCGAGGCCGCCGGCATCGCGTAGAGTTCCATCGTCGGGAAGTCGATCGAGGAGAGCGCCGGCGCCGCGGTTTCGATGCGCCCGCCGGTTTCGCCGACCCAGCCCGCGGTTCCGCCGCCGAGGCTCACCGGCTTTCTGAAGCTGACGGCGCCGATCTCGCGCACCGTCGCGATCTGGCGGATCGGGGAAATGTCCCTGACCGCTGCGGCGATGACGCGTTCGGTCGGCTCGGGCGCGAGATAGCCGCCCTCGGCGTCGACGCCCGTGTTGAGGCCCTTGCGGTCGACGGCGTTGAGCAGCGCGGCGTCGCCCTTCCGCATATAGGACAGGATCGCCTGCTTCTTCTCGGCGTCCTCGCGCGGGGCGGGAACGGCGGGGCGCGCGCTCGCGAGCGCCATGCGGTCGAGCGCGGCCTTCTGGTCGCCGAGCGCCTTCGACAGGCGGTCGACCTTGTCGGTCAGGAGGCCGTCCTCCCTCTTCTTCTCGATCGCGGCGAGGCGCTCGTCGTTCGAGGCCTTGAAGCTTTCGAACGCAGTCAGGAAGTCGCGCATCGCGGCCCTGACGTCGCCGTTCGGGTTTTTGTGCTTGGTCTCCATGTCGCTTGATACTCCTTGTACTGACATGATCGGATTCAGGCGGAAAGAATCTGCGCCGCGCGGCGGACCGCGGCGGCGAATTCGGCGATCGCGGCCTCATCCGAGGCGGCGAAGGGCTTCACAAGGCGCGCGCGCGGCGCCATCGGGAAGGTGACGATCGACACTTCCCAGAGGGCCGCTTCGCGGATCATGCGCCCGCCTTTGAGCGTTTCAGCGCGGATCGCGGTGAAGCCGATCGACAAGCCGTCGAGAATGCCTTCCTCGATGAGGTGCGCGATCTCGGCGCCCGACTGCGTCAGCCTCGTGATCTCGCCGACCGCGTAGAGGCCCTTCACGCGCTCTTCAAAAGCGAGCCAGCGCCCGATCGGCGCTTCGCTCGCGTGCTGCGCGAGCATCTTGACCTGCGCCGCGCCCTGCCGCGCGAGCGAGGCGTGAAAAGCGCCGGGCGCTATGACGTCGCCTTTGAGGTCGGCCTCGCCGTAGATTGCAGCCCATCCTTCGATGCGGAGTTTGGCGGTCATGCGCGGGGCTCCTTTCCGCCGCCTCCCCCTTGCGGGGAGGCCGAAACTTTCGAAGAAAGTTTCGGGTGGGGGTTCGCCGCAGGGGATGACGCATGGCCGACGAACGGGCTCGAAAACTGCGCCGCGAGGCGACGCCCGATGAGCGGCTTCTCTGGCGACATTTGCGCAAGACCGACCACAGCCTGCATTTCCGGCGTCAGGCGCCGATCGGCCCCTACTATGCGGATTTCGTCTGTCTTCAGGCGCGGCTGGTCATTGAGCTTGACGGCGGCGGCCATGATCGCGACGCGCAGGCGTCCCATGACGCGCGGCGTGACGTCTGGTTCGCGCGCGCCGGCTTTGAGGTACTTCGCTTCCGCAATTCCGAGCTTCGACGGGAGCCGGATCGAATCGCTAATTTCATCATCGCCGCAGCCATCGAGCGCCGCGAGGCGATCCGCTGGACGAGGCTGGAGGACTGACCCCCACCCGAAACCGCTGCGCGGTTTCGACCTCCCCTCAAGGGGGAGGTAAGGGGCGCCTCTTTCTACGCCTCCCCCTTGCGGGGGCTCAGCGCATGCACTCACCGACTGCCCGGAACCGCCTCGCGGTTCCGACCTCCCCCCAAGGGGGAGGTGATGCAAAGTCTCGCTCATCGCTTTTCCTCCAGTTTCGTCTCGATACGGACGAGCTGGGCGCGCATGGCGATCACCTGCTCTTCAAGGCGCGCGATCCGGACGGAAAGCTCGCTCGCCGCCGCCGATTTGGCCTCGACGGCGTTCAATCGCGCCGCCGCGGCGCCGGTCCATAGGAGGGCGAGCGCCGTCTGCACGCCGACCGCGACGAGCGCGGCGAGCGAAAGGCGGATGTCGAGCGGCCTCACGGCTGTTTCACTCATCGCCCGCCCCCGAGGCCGGCAGGGAGAGCGCCCGGCGCTTTTCGTCGTCGCTGAGAAACGTCGCGGCCGTGACGCGCGCCCAGAGCGCGTCGCGGTCGGCGCCGAGCGCGTCGATCGCGCCGGCGTCGACCTCGATCGCCGCGCCGGAGAACTGCGGCGAGAGCCAGGCCGACAGCGCCGAGGCGGTCTTCCTGACGAGCGGCAATATCGTCTGCCGCCAGAAGGCGAGGTTCGCCTCGCGGTAATTCGCGTAGGTGTTGTCGCCCGGTATGCCGAGCAGCTGCGGCGGCACGCCGAAAGCGAGCGCGATCTCGCGCGCCGCGCCGTTTTTCGCCTCGACGAAGTCCATGTCGCTGGGGGAGAGCGACATGGACCTCCAGTCGAGGCCGCCATCGAGGACGAGGGGGCGTCCTGCGTTGGCGATTCCGGAATAGGCGGAGGAAAGTTCGGCCTTCAGGCGCTCGAACTGCTCCGCGGTGAGATTCTCAGCGCCCTCCGGCCCCTTGTAGACGAGCGCGCCCGAGGGACGCGCGGCGTTGTCGAGAAGCGCCTTGTTCCAGGCGAGCGCCGCGTTGTGGAAATCGACCGCGGTCGCGGCCGCTTCGAGCGGCGAAAAGCCGTAATGATCGTTGGTCGGATGGAAAAGCTTCAGATGGAGGATCGGGGAGAACCCGTCCGCCGCCCGCGCGTAGCGCGTCTTTCGTCCGTCGGCGGAATATTCATGGCCCGTCGCCCAGCCGTCCGGCCCGGCGATCGCCTTCATGCGGTCAGGGCGCAGCGCGTAAAGCTCCCTCACCCGCCCGTCGAGGCGCACCGCCTCGACATAGGCGTTGCCGGCGGTTTCAAGGTAGCCGTAGACGGTCTCAAGGAACGCCTGGCCGGACTGATCCGGGTTGGGGCAGGCGAGAAGCTCAAGCAGCGGATGGGCGCTCATCACCGCGCCGGCGTCGATCACGCGCAGGGGCGCGGAGGCCGCGGCCTCAGCGACAAGGCGGATCGAGCGATAGGCGATGACGTTCTTCTGATAGCCGGCGCGCGCAAGACTTGCGTAATCGCGCGGCGTCCACACCGGATCGCCGGGCCGGGCGAGCGCGGTGAGCGCCCGCGCGGCGGATTTCTTCTTTTCAAAGATCATTGCGGGGCCCTTTCTTCTCCCCTCTTCCGCTTGCGGGAGAGGGGCCGGGGGTGAGGGGCGGCGCCCTTGCGGGGGATCGCCGCTCGATGCATGACGAAGTCATGCGCGATGGGCAGAATTATCAGCTCGCTCGCCGGCTTCGGCGAAGAACGAACGCGCCGGAGTCCGCCGCCTGGGAGGCGCTGCGCTCCTTGCGGAAGTTCGGGGTCGTCGTGCGACGGCAACATCCGATCGGCGGCTTCGTGGTCGATTTCGCGATCGTCCGTAGCAAGATCGTCATCGAGATTGACGGCGGCGTGCACCGTCTCGACGAAGTCGCCTTGCGCGACGCCGGGCGGCAGGCGGCGATCGAAGCGCGCGGCTGGCGCGTCATCCGAATAAAAGCGGACGATGCCATGAACGCTGACTGGCTGATTGGGCGTATTCAATGCGAACTCGGAATCTGAATCCGCCAACCCCTCACCCTGCCCTCTCCCGCAAGCGGGAGAGGGTAACGCGCCGGACGCCAAAGCCTCTCTCCAGCAAGCGGGGGAGTAGAGAAGTCGCCCTGACACTGAATTCGCCACACACATCTCCTATTCAATCCGGTTGACGCGCGGCGCCGCCTCGCGCCGCAGCAGAAGGTCGGTGATCGCCCAGACGAGCGCGTCGAGCCTGTCAGGGCTCTTGCCCGCGCCAGCCGCGCCGGCGCCGGTGAAGGTCGCCATCTGGTCCTCAAGCGCAGGAAAGCACCCGACATGGCGCACGAGGCCGCGCTCGTAGAGCGCTGCGACAGGCTCGGCGCGCAGGCGCTTGCCCCGGCTCGCGCGCACGTCGCGCACGGCGACGCCTTGATCGACGCTGCGCACGATCTCGCGCACCATGTCGCCGCCCTGGTTCGTTTCGACGAGCAGGCGGTCGGCGGTGAAGTCGTGATAGGCGGCGACGGCGCGCCGCGCCCACTCGCGCGGGGATAATCCGCCTTGGGAGCGATCGGCGAGCACGAAGGCTGTGCGCGTCTCGCCCTGGTTCATCACGCCGGCGACGATGATGCCGCATTCGTCAGCGCCCTCCCCGCAGGTCGCCGGCGGATCGACGGCGACGACGATGCGGTCGAGGCTTTCGGAAAAGCCCTGCGGCGCGGCGATGCGGGAGCTTTCGATCATCGCGCGCGTCCACAGGGCCCCCGCGACATCCTCGACGAGCTCGCCATGGAGTTCCTGGCGGCCGAGGACGGTGCCTTCATAAGCCGCTGCGATTTCATCGAGGAATGCGCGGGAAAGGTTTCGCGCGTTCGCGTAGGTCGTCGCGTGCGCGTTAACGGCGCCGGGCGCCTTCAGGAGGCGTTTCAAAAGCGCGGTCGGGCGCGGCGTCGTCGTCACGACCTGGCGCGGCCGCGTCCCGAGGCGCAGCGCGAGCTGGAGATTGCTCCAGGTTTCCTCCGCGTGCTTCCACTTGCAGAGCTCGTCGCCCCAGGCGGCGTGAAACTGGTGGCCCCTGAGGCCGTCGGGATCCTCCGACGAGAACACATAGGCGCGCGAGCCGTTCGGCCAGACAAGACGCCGGCGCGAGGGCTGATAGGTCGGGCGCTCCCTCTCCGGGCCGAGACGCGCAAGGCCGCTGTCGCCGTCGATCATGACTTCCCTCCCGTCGGCGTAGGTTTCGGAGACGAGCGCGATGCGCTGCGGGGTTCTCTGTGTGCGGACGAACCAGCGCACCCATTCGGCGCCGGCGCGCGTCTTGCCTGCGCCGCGCCCGCCGAGGAGAAGAAAGAGCGTCCAGTCGCCGTCTTCCGGCGGCCATTGATGGTCCTGCCGTTCGAGCGCCCAGACATGGCGGACAAGGCCGCCCGCCCGAATGAAATCGCGCCACTCATCGGGACGCTCCGTCAGCGACCGCAGCAGCGTCGCGCTTCTGCTCGCCTGCGCGTCTAGCCAGCATTCGGCCGAGGGCGGCGCTGAACTCGTCGACCTGATCGTCGGTGGGCAGGGGATTTTTCTGTTCGCGGTCATTCTCCGCGTCTTCCTTTCGTTGAACGGCGCCGAGCGCCTGCGCCTCGCGCGCGGCCTTGAGGAATGTGAGGGCCGTGCGCGCAGCGCGTTCGAACGCGGTGTTGCTGGCGCGCTCCTCATCCGTGATCGACACGAGGCGATGGACCGCCTCGCCGACCGCGAGACGGAACGCATCCGTGAGATCGGCTGCGTCAGCCGCGGCTTCCTTCGCCGCCGCCGTCCTGTCCGCCGTTGATGTCGTCTCCTCGCTCACGCCGCTTCTCCGCCGGTTGAAATTCGAACCTGACGGGAAGCCTACGGGCGCCCTGAGGGGGGTGGGATAACTAGGGGGATAAAGAGGGGGATAACCCGGGGGATAAACAGGGGGACAACCA